CTGTGTAGCAATCGACATGTCTGGGTCAATCGGTGATGATCAAGCAAAGGACTTTTTAACTGAAATTAAAGGTATTATGCAAGAATACCAAGACTTTAAAATTAAGTTGTGGTGCTTTGATACTAAAGTTTATAACGAACAAGACTACGACGGCTACGCAATGGACGAGTTTGATAACTACGAAGTAATGGGCGGTGGTGGTACAGAGTTCGATGCTAACTGGGATTACATGAAGGAACACGATATTCAACCTAAAAAGTTTATCATGTTCACAGACGGGTATCCTTGGGGTAGCTGGGGTGATGAAAACTACTGCGACACAGTATTCGTCATCCACGGAAACAACACTATTGTTCCGCCATTTGGTGAATTTGCATACTACGAAGAAGTCAAGGAACACGCTTAAAATATGGCATTAAAGAACGGCAAACCTAACCCGCTAAATTACTTCGATATGAGGAGGGTAGAGTTTGCCGCTCCTCATTTTAAGTACACAACGCTAGACAAATACAATCCAACTATAGTCAAATTACTCGATAGTTGGATTAAAAATAATCTAAATAATAGATATTACATTGGGCAAAGTTTAGCCCTAGACAACACTAACACTATTGTATATACAACTCGTATTGGATTTGAATCGGAAAAAGAACTCAGTTTCTTCACGATTGCATGTCCACATTTACAACTGAGATAAATTATATACACACTTAATTTAAGGAGATACCATGACCGATCAAGTGGAAAAGCAAGAAGCGCCGCAAGCACCAGAACAAGTGCAACAAGCCGCATCTGCTGAATTAAACATTAGCGACCTAACTGCAATGAAAGCTATCATTGACATTGCAAGTTCTAGAGGCGCCTTTAAGCCAGGTGAAATGGCTGTGGTAGGACAAACCTACAATAAACTAACAACATTTTTAGACGCGGTAGCAAAGCAGTCTGAAGGGGCAAAATAATGGCACAAGAACTCAAACATGTAGGTAGACTAAAAGAAACAGGCAAGAAATGTATTGTTGCTTTTAGAACTCTACCAGGAGATGCTTATAACTGTTTAGTAGTACCAACAGAAGGGCTAGAAGATAGCTATCATAATGCTATTATCAATCTAGTAGAAAGTCCAGCTGGACAACAAGCATACGAATTTGCAGAAGCAATGGATCGTACACAGTTTCCAGACGGAAGCCGTATGTTACCATCGCTACATGGTAAGGGCAAATTAGTTAAGATCCAAACTGACAGAATTGAAATGGTTCCTCGTCCAGGTGTATCAATTTCACTTGCTGAACTTAATCAGATCATTGCAGAACAACGCGGTGTACCAGTAGACGAACTTTCTATTAAGCCAGCAAGCAATGACGAGCAAAAAGAAGTTGCTAAGGCAGTAGAGGCTAAAGTTGAAGCTGTAGCAGAAACTGCGCCAGTAGCCGCTCCAGAAGGCTCCGCAGAAGAACAAGCAAAATTCTATCGCTCACAGGCAGACAAATTAGCAAAGCAGGCAGCTGAAATGCGCCGTAAAGCTGAGGAGTTGGTTCCTACCAAAAAAGCTAAATGACAGAATCGGGAAGAACTCTTCCCAAGGAAGTCATAGAGTGTTGGCCGGAAGTGTTTGGAGAGGTAAAACTTAATGTACTACCTCTTAGGTATCTCCACGCGGTTCTTATCAACTTCAAAGATGGCAAGACTTGGGAAATAAAAGTAACAACAAAAACGAAAAGAGATGGGTGGGATGCCTTTCAACAATCGTTAACTGAGTTGTATAAAGCATACGAAGAACGAATTGATAATATTGATTTTAAATTAGATTCGGACCGAGTTAAAAAAGACATCGAAAGATCAACACAGAAATTTTTGAAGAAAAAGACAATATGAATGTACGACTACTTAGCTACTCACAACCAACAGAAGAATTTGCAGATATGGGCATCGCAGATGCGCAGGAACTTATTGCGTATTGCGCCCGTGTGTCCAACCCAAGCAACCAATTTAACACCGAAACAAGTGAAAAGCTCATCAAGTACTTGGTCAAACACGCACACTGGTCACCACTCGAAATGGTCTCAGCCTGCGTTGAAATCGAAACAACCCGAGATATTGCTAGACAAATCTTACGACACAGAAGTTTTAGCTTCCAAGAGTTTAGCCAACGCTACGCTGATCCAACGAAAGATTTGGACTTTGTATTGCGAGAAGCTAGACTTCAGGATACCAAGAATAGACAGAACAGCATAGAGACTGACAATGCAGAACTAACAGAAGAATGGAATAAACGCCAACAAGCTGTTATTGATCTCGTAAGGGAAAACTATGCTTGGGCTATTAATAACGGTATCGCTAAAGAACAAGCTCGTGCTATTTTGCCAGAAGGCAATACAGTAAGTCGTTTGTACATGAATGGCACATTGCGTTCATGGGTACACTTTATCGAGTTGCGTTCTGCAAATGGTACGCAGAAAGAACATCAGATCGTTGCCTTAGCTTGCGCTAAAGCAATTGCCGCTATCTTTCCAATGACCACTGATCTTGTAGCCAAGTAAAATCATTAATCTTAGACAGTGCCGGTATATTGCCGGCATTTTCTTGACCGTACTTTCTGCCGGCGAGTGCGCCTTTTAAGGCATTTTTATCAGTACTTTGCGTACACCACACATCTAATCGTTGTTGTGATTCTTCGCTAATTTGTCCGTCTATTACTTTAGATGCTAACTTAGTGCATTCTCTAAAGGCACTACGCCATGTTGTGAACTCGTCAGTGTTAAATGCTGTTATGTTGCTTACTTCAGGCATTGCTTTAAACTTTGTACTAATGCTAGTTGTCATATCCGGCTTAGACAAATCCATGTTAATTGTTAAGTTCTTTGGCAGTAGCTTTACACCGCCGTAACCATATTTTAAATCGTTTACGGGATTAATACTGCGCCAAACATGTACTACATCTAAATCCCATTGCGTTACTTTATAACTAAAATCAAACTCAGGTTGTATAACTGCGTCGCCATCGACTACCCAAAACATTTTAGTAAATGACTGCTTAGCCGCTTGAATGTGTGCTTGATGTATTCCTTTAACACCGTGTACTCTTTTAGCAAAGGGAAATCTATCACGCAGATTTTTAAAATTTTCATCTGCGTTTGGTTCGTTATAACTAATAAAAATAATATCGTACATTATCTTTCTCTAATAACTCTAGGTGTGTTCATGTACACCTTCTTAAAGAATTTAGACCCTGCAACATCTAAGTTAGCAATTTCCAAATTGCATTTAGTACGCAATTCTTTACCAAAGAAATTAACTTGGGCTGTCTTAACATCTAAGTCTGCATCTTTATGATGCTCGTTCCAGTGGTTAGTTAAGTATTCAAAATCACGAACATTAGCATAATCCCAGTCAGTACAATTAGTTAAGTATGCGCCTTCTCTTGCACCTAATATAGACCAAATCCCGTTTTCAACATCTGCACCAACACTTGCCCAAATTAGTAAACGCTGATAGTTTTGCCACCAAAGTTTTCTTGTATCGTCTACCTTTGCACCTTGATCTAGCGACATTTTTACGCCTTCGCGGAAACCTGCTCTCCACGCCTGGAATGGACTGCCGTTAGTAAAGCTCTCGCTATAGTTGTCATTAAATTGATAGTATCTATCGTCAAAACAAAACTCTACTTTGCCTTTAACATCATTAGGATCTGAATTTTCGTGTGTACGCATATTGTTAACAAACTTGCGTGTCCACATTTTTAATCCACCGTTTCCGTATTCAAGGTGATTAACATGTATCTTGCCACACCAACTAAACACATAGCTGTTGTCTAACCCTAATTCATCTAAGTCAACAACTACATCAAAAAACTTAGGGTCAACTATGTTGTCTGCATCTACAGTAATAAAATATTCAGTGTCGCTTAATGCGGCGCAGGCTTTGTGTGCGGCATCGCTGCCTTTAACGCCATGTACTCGTTTAGCCCATGGTGCTTTAGTACACAAGTCTGCATAGTTTTTTTCTGCATTAGGTTCATCGTAACTGAGGAAAATAATGTCTTGTTCAATAACTTTAATTTTCATTTATAAATCTCAATCCATAAGAAGCCATATACTTCTTTGTTAGTACTGCTAAATTTGTAGTCTGTTCTAATTCAGAGATAAATTTAACAGAATTAGTTTGTGCTAAATCTACTATTATAGTTCGTATTAGTTTATTATAATCGTCAGGATCGGCAACATACATCACTGTGCGGCCACCTTCTTTTGTAATAAAATTCCACTGTTTATTTTTTAAGTCACACTCAACAATCATTGCTTGGTTGTCAGCTATGTCAGTAATGCGTTCAAAAATTCCAAACTTGGGATTAGTTGGCTCTTGTCCTTTTAATACCAATTTTCCAGCATCAACTCTATACTTGTTGTATGAATCAAGTCCTGCTAAAAACTTTTCCGCAACTGACTTTTCTAACTCAATGCACAAGTCGATAGGTTCAAACGATAACCCAAAGATGTCCCCATCTTCCCTATATCGTGCAAAATACTTTTCTTCTACAACTACGGGTTGTTTTTTCTTAGCCATTTAGTTTCTCCAGTTTTTGTATAATCGCCGGAGTGATAAAATCTTTCTCAACATAATGAAATAATTTATGCTGTCTAATGTTACCTACTAACAATTCGCCGTTACTTGTGAAATTAGATTGCACAGCATTTTGCCAACTAACAATATTCCCTGGCCAATTTTGTATTGCGGGTTTCATATGTACAAACTCTAACGGGCTACAATTATTAAACACTTCTTCTTCGATGCCTAACATTTTAATTGCTATTGCGCTTGCAAGGTCCATGCTAGGCATTGGTTGTTTTTTTAAAGGCGCAAACTTATTACAAACTTCGTCCCAGTTTCTAATTACAAGTTCTAACATATTATAAAATTCTAAAGGCAAGTCGCGCTTTTTAAAATAGTGTAATGCAAAGTAAGGATTCGATAATCCGTTCGCAATAAATGCGTTACGATGAACTTTATCTACAACTGTTTCGTGTTTATATGTTGTGACTTTTGAACAAAATGCTAAATCAAAATTACTGCAATAATCCCACCAAGTTGAAATATCATCGAGCATTAGCATGTCACTATCAAGTACGATAGTTTCTTCATACGGAGACAAATGATAAAATTTCCAACGATGTTCTGCGGCAAACACAGATTTAGATTTTTCTTCTGCATCCGGTATAGGAATTATGTTATCAAACACTAATCTGTAATGGTCAGGAACTTGATCATCGGTAATTAACGATACAGAATTATTTTTTTGCGTGGCTTTAATACTTAACGCTAATGCGTATGCTTGCTCAACATAGTTTATGTTAGGCTTATTACGAGCTAATAATAAAAATCCTTTAGACATTAATTGCCCTCAATAAACTTAATTTGTTCATCACATGTACATCAATGCCTTCTGTTTTTGCGGCAATATATTCTGTCATGTTCTTTTCTTTTTGCAATAAAAATTGCATTTTATTTCCGTTGATAGTAGTTAGGTAATCTCTATCAGTAATGTATGTCATTGTTCCCGGTAGTTCAACCGCAAAGTCATTGTCAGAATGATTATTCATAATGTGTATTGCAATACTAAAGGCATAATCATTTCTAAACACAGGACTGTTAATATTGTACAATAATCTATAATAATCCCAGTTAGATTTAATATAGTCAATGAGATTAAAGAATGCCTCTGTTACTTTGTTCTTTGTAAAGATAAAAGTTGTAGCCC